CCTTTCTCGCCTCAAGATATTCTTGGGGAACCATAGGTGGTCAAATGAAGAATGGCGGAACTGGTTGGCGTAAGATTGTTATGGGGATCGCAGCAGCGCTGTTGCCGTTGGTCCTTCGTGCTATCAATCCTGAAATGCCGGTCGAAGAAATCGTTGTGAGTGTTATGGGCTTGCTTGGTGCAATCCTAGGTGTCGCTTGGCAGGATGCTGCTAAAGAAAAGCGAGCGGCCTTGGAGAGCGTCAATAACCCCCCGGCACCATCCCCAGAAACCCAGGAATAAAGAATCTTGATCCAAAGGATTCTGGGGGCCTCGATCTCAACCTTGGCAGCAACGACGATCTTTGGTTTGTCCGTGGGGATCTTACTCATCGTGTCAGCAAGCAATTTGAAGTCGGGATGACAGGCGAGATCAAATCAGACTGGGGCGGTGATCCTGAATGGGCTGTCGGCGCTGGTCTCAAATGGAGATGGTAACATGGCCTATGTAGGCTTCAAGAAGTTACAAGGCAAACTCGAGGCTCAAGGTAAAAGCCCTAAAGCTGCTGGTGCTATTGCTGCCTCAATCGGTCGCAAGAAGTACGGTAAGAAGAAGTTCAATAAAGCAGCGGCTGAAGGTAAGTCCTTGCGTGGTGCCGCAGCGAAGCGCATCAAGAGTAAGATGGACTACTCCAAACAGAACGTTAGTTATTCGTAAGGTAGAGACATGAAGATTCCTGACGCAGGTAAACTCTCGGATCAGATTGCAAAGTGTAGAAGTGATCGGCAGAAGTTTGCTCGTGCTTGGGATCTTTGCTTGTTGTTTCTGCAGGGTAAGCAACACGTTAAGTACGACAGGGTAAAGCAAACCTTCGTACGCACAGGTGCTGACGAGATGCAGGTGACCATTAACCTGATCGTAAACATCTACCGCAACGTTCAGGCTCGCCTAACACTGGCTTACCCATCGGCCACCGTGTTGCCCGCCAGCGAATCAAACGAAGACATTATCAAAGCAAAGAGCTGCGAGTACGCACTCAAGTATTACTGGAACAGTGACAAGCTCAAGCGCAAGATGGTGGACGCTATCCGGTGGTTGCTGACTTGTGGCAACGTGGGAATGCACACCAAATACAACGGCGAGAAAGTAACCACTGAGGTTATTAGTCCTTACGATCTGTACTTTGAGCCAGGGCTAGATGATCCTGAGCAGTGCAACTGGATTGCGTACGCTAAGCTTGTCAATCGTGAAGAACTTGAGGAGGCGTACCCAAACAAGAAAGACGTTATTAAGAACGCTGCTGATGCCACCAACTCTACTCCGGGTGCGTCATGGTTTAGGCTTCGTCAAACGTCGGTACCGAAAGATAGGGTTGAGATTTATGATGTTTACTTTCGCAGCGGTGAGCGTCGCGTTGTTCTTGGTGGTAGTTATCTTTTTGAGGGGGAGTGGGTAGGTAAAACCATGCCGATCCAGTTTATCCGTTACACACCAGTACCGGGTCAGCTGTGGGGTATGGGCATGATTGAGCCGCTGCTCGATATTCAGGACCAGTACAACCGAGTGCGTGGTCAGATTATCGAGAACAGTGATCTGATCGCCAACCCGAAGTGGATGATCCCAAAGAGCGCAGGTGTTCCACCAGCAAGTATTACTCGTCGGCGTGGTGAGAAAGTCTACTACAACGACGTAGGTGGCCAGCGGCCTATTCCGGTTCAGATGCCGTCTTTGCCTGGTTATGTTCTTCAGCAGGTGTCAGTACTGCACGGAGAAATGCTAGACGTGGCTGGCGTCCACGCTACAAGCCTCGGCAAGCGAGCGGTAGGGGTTACCTCTAGTGTTGCTATGCAATCGCTTGCAAACAAAGACTCGCAACAGTTGATGGTGACGCAAGAAGACTTAGAAGAAGCTGTAGTCGATCTAAGCAAGGTCGTGCTGACGCTTATGCAAAAGTATTACACCGAGAAGCGTATGGTTCGCATGCTCGACAATCTCGGCCAAGTGGTGTTCCAGTCACTAGACAGCACAAGCTTAATGAAAGATCCTGAAGTCTTTATTGAAGCAGGTTCGATGTTCCGTGATGAGCGCCAAGATCGTGACCAGAAAGTTCTAGAGTTAGTCCAGATGGGCATGATGCAGCCCGACGAAGCGATGAAGGAACTGACGTTTGGTAACGGGCTTGAGCAGGTCAGTGAGAAACTTCAGTCTATGGCGCATGCTCAGGATCTACTTAACGCTGCGAAAGTTGGCGCTACGATTGAGATCTTCCCAACCGATGACCTCAAGTCGTTTGGCGAAGTCTTTGGTGACTATATCCGTACTGAGGAATACTACCAACTACCTCAAGAGCGGCAGCAGTACATCCGAGACATCTTCATTAGTGTTGAGACGTTCGGCACGCAGGCTGAGGTCCAAGCTGAGGCGCTTGCCAACCGCAAGGTGTTCCCTCGCTCTGCGCCTCCAGAACAGCTAGATGAGATTTCAGTCACCATGGAATCGCCGACATCGGCTATTCAAGCGCAGATGGAATCAGAGCGCATGGGTGTTATGGATATGAACCGGCAAATGGTTGACGAGCAAGGTCCAGAGCAGGGCCTGCCGACGACTAGGATGGGAGCGCAGGGATGAACGTAACGCAAGTCTACGACCTGTTTCGTGCGCTGATCGATGAGACAGACCAAACGTTTCTGACTGACGCTCAGGCTGAGTCGTATCTAGCTCAGGGGTATCGTGAGTTTCGGCAAAGTGTGTATTCAATTGAGCCCGACATTTACAACACGCATTACACGTTTACCGGTACAGGTAAGATCTTTAGCTTGAATGGGTCGTTGCTAGGATCGGGCGCTACAAACCGTATGGAGCGATTTCTAAGGCTGGGTCAGATAGACACCATTGCCAACAATGAGATCCAGTACTACCTTGAAGCGTGTCCTAGCCAAGAGCAACTAAACCGTGAGCAGGGCGAGTACTGTCTGTCAGGGCGTAACATTGTGTTTGCCACAGACCGCACGGACTTCTTTCGGATCGAGTATGTACCAGCAAGCACAGTAGACTGGACCAAGCATGGGGTCGGTGACAATGAGTACATCGACGATCTGCAAGACCAGCATCCATTAATCGCATTGTTAGCAGCGCAGTATTACCAAATACGAGATGGCGCAGCGAACCCCGTATTGCAAAACCAACTAGCAGTGAAACGCCTCGACTTGGTCAACTACCTCACACAAGGCAGAAACCAAGCGGGGTCTCACTACATTTCACCTCAAGTTGAATTTTACATGGGCTGATCATGGCAACACCGGGTACTGATGTTGAACTGATTGCTGGCGGAACCGAGGGTCGTCCGGCGGAACGTGGTATCTGGGTACAGAACATGTGGCGACCAAAAGGCTCGCCGAACTGGCAGACGCGTCCAGGTTTTGGCCAGATGGCACAGCTTGATACGACATTGCGTGCAGGTATTGCTACCGAATGGGGGATGTCTAAGCACCTTGGGTCACACCTTGTACGGACAAGTTGGGGCACTGAGCAGATTGTATCGGTGTTCTTGGTAAGCGCTCGAAGTGGTCAGGACTCGTTCAACTCATCCAGTAAGTGGGGATCGTATTACTCGGTAACAATCTTTGATACCAGCTCGGGCAACCATTACGAGCAGGTGCTGTTCCGCCATACGTCGCAAAATAAAACGGCTGGGTTTGGCGAGTTTAACAACCCTCGTATGTACAACTGGTACGGCAACTACGAAACAAACGAGACCTACGACAATCAATCGTTCTTGTATGGTGTTGATGAGCCATTCTATTTTACCATGTATCAGAACGAGTTGTTTTTTGGGAACCGTCTGACAGGGTTACTGTGTTACCTGCCTTCTGATTTTAGGGAGTCTAGGGACCGCACAGTTGATTCAACTCAGAAGATTGCTTGGGTTAAAGGGTACAGCGAAGACTGCTTGGTGACACGAGTTGTCCCAACGGACGGTAACCTGCGTGATGCTTTGGCTTACTTTGATGAGCAGAACTTTCCATCTCCTGTTGCGGTGACAACGCTAGGGGATCGGTTTGTTGCGGCATCTGAAAACCAACTGCTCTTTAGCGACCCGAACCTACCAAACGCATTCACCGACGCTAACCAAGTCAATGTACCAAGCAAGAACCCTGTGGTTGCCATCGCCGAAGTTGGCATCAACCTTATGGTGTTTACCGAAACAGAGACTTTATTGTTCCAGCCAAGCCAGGGCGGCTTAGTTAATCCTGGCCGGTTTACGGTGGTTAGCCGTACAGTTGGTTGTATGTCGCCTCGCTCAGTAGCAACAGTAGGCTCGACAGTGTTCTGGGCGGATACCAACGGCATTTATGCGACCAGCAACGGCTTGAAGATTGACGAACTGTCGTTACCGATTAATGACTTCTTTAAGGGTGGCATAACCTGCCCGCTCAACAACTACCTTACAGCAGCAGGGGTTTCCGATCCCGCAGCAAACGCACAGCCGCGCACGCTGTATCGCCAATCAGACAGCGACGATGTAAGCATAGCGTACAGCCAAGAGAATGAATCGCTGTTTGTGTCGTACCCTGGGTCAAACGCTCTGTGGTGTTACAATCAAGGTGGTTGGTCATTGTGGCCTGTAGAGTCTACCGTGAAAGAGCACGGTGGGGCTGCGGTAGTCGGAGTCCAGCAGAACATTACTAATCCCTACGTTCTTACCGGCACACGAGAAGTGTATTTAGTAGGATCAGTTGAGACAGGAACGTTTACCAGCGCAACCACTCGGTCTGAAACAGTTTACTCTTCAAGTTACTATCTAATGCAACTTGGCCGAGGAGGGGCAATAGACCGCTCGGTTTTCAACGAAGATCAAAGGGTTGTGTACGGAGAGTATAAGAAACGATTAGCAGCTACCGGAGCGGATGACGCCCGTGCTTATTTTGCTAAGCCAATCTATGATGCTGTGTCTAACGTGTATTACATACCGCTTGAAATAGCGCCTGATCTTACATCTTCAGTTGCTCAGCCTACGGGCGTTGAGTTTGTGTTTGGTTACGACAGCACGCGTTGGACGGCAGCAGCAAGCGCCGTGTTACCTCCAGAGCGGTTCTTCCTGTCGGTTGGTGGTGTGCTCACGTACACTGTTAATGCTGGTGCTGGGACTATTACGATCACAGTAGCGTCAGCTTCAGTGCTCAACTTTGCCCGAGGTCAACGCAACTTACTGCTGTATATCCCTATGGCACCTGCAAGCTCGGCCACTACGTTGTTGGATTATGGCTTTGACTTTACTGTAACCGGAGCAAAGGCGCAGATCACCAAGGCGGGGCCGACGACAACGTCATTATCTGTTTATGTTTGGAATCAACATTACGGCCCATTGCACACGAACAACGACGTAGCTCAACCGGTAGACTGGGCGTACAAGTCGCAACAAGTCGGGATCGATAGCGCTGACCATGTGAAAGCAAGAGGTATCTTCGCTCGCATGATTTCGCACGGAACTGGCGCATCGCCATTGTCACCGAACTGGCTTTGGGGTGTATACAACACTCTACTGGGGTCGGACTGGAAAGGTTGGACCAGCCAAGTTATTGATTTCTCAAGTGGTATTGTTAAGGTGGCGGATAAGTTTACGTTGCGCACCAGATACAAAGATAGCGCAACATCAATCATGCAGTACCGCAAGTTTAACGACTCGCCAAAGTATGGTGAGTACCTTATTGACGACGAAGAGCATGACACCATTGCTACTTCAGACAGTGTTAAGGGTGCTTATATTTCGTACATGATGTTTGGTTTTATGCGAGACCGAGCCGAGAAAGTAGAGTTAGCAAGCGCTAAAGCAGTGTTGCGCAAAGGCGGCACTCGCCGAAGGACAGGTCGATGAGCACTGTTGTAGCGACACAAGTGGATGCAGATGCGGATCTGGCTGAGATCGATAAG